TGGCGGAGAGGTAATCATTGCCCACGCGGTTGTATTCGGCCGGACTGTTGTTCTGCGCTGGCTTCACGCCAAAACCGGGATTGCGAGCCGTCGCCGGCATCACTTGCATGGCATAGCGAGCGCCTTTGTGGCTCACGACCGGCGCGCCCGATGAATAGTAGTCGCGATTGCCGCTCTCGATCTGTCCGATTCTAGTAGCGAAAGCCGCCAGCCGGGCCTGCGCCCGACTGACCTCCCATCCGCAAAATGTCGTCATCGGTCAGTGGTTTCGGCGCTGGCGGATTGACCGTGGAATACGGCATCGGCCCGTAGGTGGTCATTACGATCGGGTCCGTCTTGCTGCGAAGGAACTGTTGAGCGGCAGCCGGGCCGAGCTTGCTCGCGATATAGTCGTAATCGTTGGCCGTATCGTTGTTGATCGGCTCGGGGTGCGCCAGCTTATAGTCATACTGCCGCTGGAAATCGGTGAACTGATCGCCGCGGTGCTGCTGATACTGCTGATCTTCCTGCTGCATCTTCTGACGCTGCATGACGGCGCCCAATAGCCCCTGGAGAAGCATCGGGTTCTGGCGCGAGACGAGCCCAGCCAGCCCGAACGCCAGCGCTTCCTTCAGCCCGAACTTGCCACCGCCGAACATTCCGCCCGAAGGCTTCTTGAACTGCGGCAGATTGTCAGCCTGTAGCGGCGGTGCGCTCAGCATCGAGGCGACTTGCGGATTGGCCAAGTCCATTATGCCATGCTCCCCAGCGTGCCGTAATTCACGGCGTCAAAGCCCTTGCCCTGATAGTTCTCGACGTAGGCCCACGGACGGAGATGCTTCACTTCGTCGGCGATGACACCGCGCGCCCTTTGTCCGTTGGGATCGGATTTCCAGTTCCAGGTGTAGATTCCGAGTCCGTCCGACGCCTCGCCGATCTTCTTGATGTTGGTCTTGAGCTTGCGGTCGGACGCGAGAATTGCCGCCGAGCCGATCGATGCGGCGGCGTTGAGAAGATCATTGCCCCAGCCGCCAGGCTGTGTTCCCTTGGTCTGTCCCGACCCACCTGCGAGGCCGATGATCGGGCTGAGCGCGCCGATGCCTGCGTAGGGCAGCGTTCCCGCCGTTTGAGCCGCCGCAAGATAGGGCGAAACACCGACGAACTGCGATCCATAGAGCGCCGGCATGAGGCTCGCCGCCTGTTGCTGGTTCTGCCGTTCGTTAGCATAGTTGGTATAGCGAAAGTTGTTCTCGGAATCGGCGAGGTTCTTGGTGAGAACGCCAGCGTGCTGAGTGCCGAGCGAAGCGCCCGACCTACCGAACAGCGAGTTGACCTGATCGCCAACGTCCGCGTTGGTGCGTGCGATCATTTGGTCCAGATAGGGATTGTTCTGAAGGTAATTCCCGCCGAGCACGTTTTGGGTGTAGTCAAACGCCGACTTGAGCGCCGGGCTGTCACCGAACGCCTTGTTCGCAAGACTGGGAAGCTGCGCGCCGATGCCGCTCGCGATACCCTGGAGATTGCCCTGGTTGTTGTTGACGACATCGCGCACGCTTCCGATCGCGCCAAGAATGTCCCCCTGAGCCGGCGCCCACGGCGTGGACGTGGACGTTGTTTTCGTGCTCTTCTTACCCACCCGTCAGTCTCCTAGCTGGCGCGAATAGGCGACTGAGCCATCCGCCAGCTTGAACGCTTCCCACCCAATTGCGCGGAGAACCTTCGTCCATCCCGCGCGCCCAAATGCGACCAGCCGCGTAGCCCCCGCTTCGCGCGCAGCCGCCCCAATCCGTTTGTCCAATTCGCTGAGCCAGCGGCGGTGATCCCGTCCGCCCACCAGTTTCACTTCCACGAAGCCTTCAGATGACATCCACGCCGTAGCGCACGCCAGAAGCTCCCCGTCGATTACAGCCCAAAGAAGCTCGTCAGGCTCCCAGACAGCCGGAAAATCACCCCGCGCTCTGGCGGGATCTAAAATCGCCCTGGCTTCGTTCCATCGATCCCAGCTGAGAGGATCGGGAACGACGCCAATTTCCATTACGGGAACGCGCGGCTAAGCCCGTTTTCGTCATAGCAGCGGATGGTCAATTTCGAGCGGTCGCTGTTGTTCTGCCTGACCCCAAGCATGATGTTCGCGTAACCAGTCGATCCGAGATATCCTGATGCCTTCGCGACCGTATAGATGGTCATGAAGTTCACCCCATCAACGCTCAACTCGATCGAGGCGTTGGTTCCATCGTCCTCAAGACCGATCCAATATGGGGAGGCGATGCCGTAAATGGTTTTTGCTGCGTCCTGGCTGACAAAGGTATTCGGCGCGCTATAGCGCTGGACGTTGAATGCCCCGTTGATGACCAACACCCCGTGAAGCTTGCCTGCGCTGTCTCGCCAGCCGAAGTAGGGCCACGAGTCATTCCCGATCAGTTCGGGCTGAACCAGCATCGCAACCCGGTATGGCGTCGAAGGGGCCGCCTTGTAGATGTATTGAATGCCAGTGCCGGTCGAAGAACTGGTAGCGTCGATCCAGATTGCCTTTCCGCTCGACTCGTTCTTGGTGGTGCCGGTCCCGAAATTGACGTTCGTGAAGGCCGAGGCCGCGGGCACGCCTGCCGAAAGATTAAACAATGGCGTTGCGGCGGTTCCGCTCGACGCCGCCGTAAGCCGGCCCTTCGCATCGACCGTGATACTGGCGTTAGTGTAGCTTCCCGCCGACACGGCCGTATTCGCAAGCGTGGCTGCGAATGACCCCGTTCCGCTCCCGGTAACATCGCCAGTCAACGTAATCGTCTGATCGCCGCTGTTCGTGCCGGTCAATCCGAGGTCGGTTTTCAGCGTCGCAAGAGTCTGGACTTCCGGCGCTCCCGTTCCCGCCGTCTTGCGATAGAACACCGTCGCGGTCGCGACATCGGCCTGCTTGGCGAGCGTGACTGCGCTATTCGCGATCTTCGCCGTTATGACTGCATTATTGGTGATCGTCGTGGTCAATGCGCCCGAAGTGGTCACATCGCCCGACAAGTCGCCGTTCGTGATCGACGTAGCGCCCGAAAACTTGGTCAGATTGCCCGATGCCGGGCTTCCGGTAGTCGTGACCGTCCCCGACCCGCCGCCGCCAACGGCCAATTCAAACCCATCTTCGCCGACATTGACCGCCAGCACCTCGCCTGCGTGTCCGGTCAGGTCGAGATCAGCGATCGAGGTCAGGTTATCGGACCCGTCCTGCTTGCCGGAAATCAGCTGGTTGATTGCATTCGATGCTCTTCTTACCCACTCCGGCAGTGCCGTAGCCGTGACGGGAACGTTGAGGATCATCGGCGCCCACCGCCCGCGAGCATGTTCAGATCCAGCCCTTGAAAGTACGACCAGGACGTTCCCGCTGCGATCGCAACCGAAGGACGGACATATCGCCCCGACACCCGGCAATCGATGTCGCCATTATCCTGAAGCGTGGCGAAGCTGTTCGTCCGCCCCGTGTCTCCCAAACGCGAACGTGAGGTCATCGTTACCGTCACGCCGTCCGTCGCGTCGGTCAGTGGGCGGATATTGGAAATCCGGCTCTCCCGGCCCTGCATCAACTCCATGTTCGGAAGCTGGAATGACGCCGCGAGGTTGTCCCCGGTCATCGTTCCAACCTTGTTTCCCGAGCTCACCGCCAAGAGCAGCGGAACGCCGCCCATGAACACCGGGGAATCCAGGCTAAGCGTCATCGCGTCCATGTCGGGATAGGGTGTGTCGAGGTCTTCGAGCGTCAGTCCCGCGGTGTAGCCGTTAAAGGCGGCCCGAACGTCCCAAGTCTCGGTTGACCATTGATCGGTTTGCCAGTTGTAGTTCCAGCACTTGCCGGGCATGCACCACTTGACGATATTGTTGAGCGGGTCGATCGCCGCATAGAGGAAGTCGTCGATATCCTGCCGGGTATAGGCTTCGGCGAACGTTCGATCGATGCGCTCGGCCCCGATCGGCTTCACGTCGTTGCCATCGGTCAGCATGAACCCGCGGTCGGATAAGAAGAACACGAGCCTTCCAGCCTGCGCGATGGACCCAGCAGCAGAACAGCCGATGTTCTCGCTGATTACATCCCATTGCCATACCGTTGGAACGCCAGCGTAGGACGCGCGCGTGATCTGCGAGCGTTGAAAGACCAGCCCATATTCGCCGCCGGCAAGTCCCGTGATCGGCCCGCCCGATAGCATCGGCTTGCTGCCAGACTGGTTCGTTCCGGCCGTCCATTGCTCCCGATCCTCGAACCCTGACCAGGTTACGGTCTGATCTTCAGCGAGGAACACGAAGTCGCGCACCGTCGCGCAGAAGTCCGCATTCGGCGGTGAGCCGCCCAAAGCCGCTGCGGTTCCGGTCAGCAGATTGATGTCCACCGGGGCAGAGCCGTTCGCAGCAATGGCGTGGTCGTTGAACTGAGTGAAATACCAGCGCCCGGCGGTCAGCGTGCCGAGAATCGAAGTCCAGCTAAGGGTGTTATCGAACTGGTAGAGGTCGGTCGCGGTCCCAGCGAGAAGCTGAACCGTGCCGTCCGATGCTGTGAAGCTGGCCCCGCCCTGGAACAAGTCGGGCAGCGCGTCCGTCATTTCGTCGAAAGCCTTGATCGGGCGATAGCCGTCAGGCGACGGATATACGTTGTCCGCGATCTGAAGGCCCTGCTGGAGGTGGTTTGGTTTATCAGGCTCCAGCGGCCCGAAGATCAGCCTCACGGGGCGACTGCAATCCTGGGATACAGCGGCCCGCCGCCATGCCGCTTCTTCGTTCCGTGCTTTTTCAGGCTTTCGAGCGATTCATCCCAAGCTGATTTCCACAGAGGCACGCGATCATCGTCCCAAATGAACGCTTCGGCCATCGCCAGCGAGCCCCAAAGGTAAACGTCGGGATGGGAGACGATCAGCCAATTAGTCTCGTTGTCGGCGGAAAGCGGATCGAGCTTCTGGTAATAATGAAGCTCGGCGGTGTAGGTCGTATCCGGCGACGGGGCGAAGAGAATTTGTCCCGCCGAAATCGCGTAAATCAGCGGGCGACCGGCAACGGTAGTCGGATACTGACGCCGGAACGTGTCAAGCGAGGCCGGAACGATCTCGTTGTCCGTATCACTGTCGATGTAGAGATGCCGCGCTTCGAGAAAATCGGTCGGAAGATCGGCAGCTCCGTCATCCACGGTAAGCGCAACGATCACTTCCATGTCGGGAACTCGCAACTCCCGATTAAGCCGCGCCTCGACGAGCGCTATGAAGTCGGGAATCCTGCTGTCGAGGTCATCTCGGTTCAGCCAGTCGGAAACGGACGCCACGAGACCCGAATAGGTCGTGACGCCCGTTCCAACGCTTGCCCCGGTCCCGCTCGGGACAACAATCGGCATTAGTCTTCAGCCGATTCCAGAGTGACCGTGAACACCTCGGCCGATGTCGGAGTATAGGCGCCGCGGGCTTCCAGCAGGCCATAGAGGCTGAGCGAGTTGATGTTGAACTCGCACGTCGCATTGCCGGCGGCGCCGTCCGTCATCGCCTTGTCGATCGTCACATCGACCGAGCCGACGTAATTTGCGGCTTTGTCGGTGGACCAGGCGCCATTGTCGCCGTTGGCGGCCGTGATTGAGGAGGTGGTGTAGAGGTGAAGTCTAACCGAGGCGTTGGTGACGCTGGTTCCCGTCTTCGAGATACGCACACGACGAATCTGAGCCGAGCGGCCCGAACCCTTGGTAACGGGGCTGAACGTCATTGCCACCACCGAGCCGGCGGTGGTCGAGTTGGCCATGAGATCGCCCGATGCATAAGCGGTCGTGTCCGCCGGGCGCGTGAAAGATGCCGACGGAAGCCGGCGAACAGGTGAAGCCATTGAACTGGCCTTTCTTTTTAGATGATGATGTTGCGAACCTTGAGGTATCGGTATTCACTGCTGTTCAGCAGACGCTTGACCCCCGGCATGTGATCCTGATTGCAGATGTCCACGCCGTGCTCGATCAGCCATTTGAGCTGAATCGAGGATGGGATAGAGGCAACATGAACCATGTCGCCCATCGGACCATACGCCTCGTTCTGGGCGCGCTTGTTGCGCTCCAGAATCGGCTCCACGTCCTGCTCATACGAGATGAAGGTTTTATCCTCCGTCTCGTCATAGTCGTGGAAGGTCTTCAGCCCCGTGTTGGGGTCGTAATCCAGCAGCCGCTTCATGCAGAAACGGCGGGTGTTACCCCGCCGCTCCCTTTAGCCTGACCGATCAAGGTTAGCTGGTCGTGAGGTCGGCAACGACGCCGCTCGACTTCTCGTTGCACGCTTCAAGCGTGAACTCGACGCTGAGCAACTGGCGGTCGCTGTGACCGGTCTTGGCGAGGTCTTCGACCTTGAACGGCTGATAGTAGCACAGCTTCCACATCTCGGGATCGACCACGAGAGCCGAGCGAGTGCGAGAGAACTGGCTATAGACCATGTTCACGCGGCCGAAGTCGGACACATACACGTCCGCGCCGGCAACGATCGTCGCCAGCTTGCCACCGGCATCCTGGCGCTGAGCCGCGATGCCTTCGAAGGTCGAAGCGGCCTGCTTGTTGAACGAGCCCAGCAGAACGAGCGCACCATCGACTTCGCCGCCGTTGTCGGCACACGAAGCGAGAACGGTCTTCAGCATGGATTCGTCAAAAGCGCGCTGCGTGCCATCGGTGGCAGCCGCCTGGATACCGCCCGAGAACGCGGTCGAGCTTCCGCCCGTGCCGCGGCTGTAGTTGGTCTGAATCCACGCCTCGAACCCGGCGCATTCCCGCGCCGTGCCCGCCGCGCCGGCAGCCGATGCATAGTTGCCCGTCAGACGGGCTTCCATGTCGCGCTTGATCTCCTTGATGCGCTTGGAGCGCTGATAGGAGAGCTCGTCGCCGCGACCAGCCTTCGATCCGACGCGGTTGGACGAAGCGACCTGGATCACCTTGTCCATGAGCTGGGTATAGTTGCCGAGACGAACCGTGGCGGTCGCCGCATCGTTGCTCGGATCGTCACCTTCGATCACCTTGTTGGTGCCGTCTGCAGCGGCGAGAACGTCGGTCTGCCACTCGTGGTTCTTCTGGTCTGCGGTGCCCTTGCCGATGCTCGACATGAAGGGCGTCTTGGTCGGGGAGATGTCGTGAATGACATCGGTGAGGTCTTCCCGACGACCCACCGCCTGGTAGGTCTGATACGTGCCTGAAGGAACGGCCATTTGTTTGGCTCTTTCTGTTTATCGTGTTGGGGTGAAGAAGCTGTCGAGGACTCGCGCCGTTGCGGCGGTGTCTCCGCGCCTCATGGCTTCACGATCCGTCGCGTATTGCGCTTGCCTGACCGCCCCTGGGGCCTTGGCTTGGCCTGGAGTCGAGGTCTTCGGCAGCGTCTTGGCCGCTCGCACTTTCTCCATCTTCTTGGCGTTGAGCGCCTTGAGCTTGAGGCTGTCAGCCCTCCACTCAGCGGCGGTCTTCATTGCAAGAATGTCGGAAGCGCGGGCCTGCGCGATCAGTTCGGGCGGATATCCCAATTCCCTGGCGACCGCAGAAAGCTCCGTCTGAAGCTTCGGCCCGGTCGTGGGATCGAGATATTCGGGAAAGTCTTTGACGAGTGCTTGTGTTTGCTCGGCGTGGAACAGCCTTTCGGCTTCCGCCTCGCGCTCCTGGGCCTGCTGGGCGAGTTGCTGGGCCTGTAGCTGCGTTTGCTGGCGCTGGGCCTGGGCCTGTTGATATGCTCGCGCCTGCATGGCGTAAGTCACTGGATCGGTCGCGATCAGCGCCATGTCCGGTTCCGGAACATCGAACTGAGCTGCGATCTGATGGAGCTGCTGGGCGTATCCGCGCTCGATCTGGGCAAGCTGGCTCAGTGCGGCCTGCTCGGCGTCCTTGCGGACCTGAGCGGCTTCCTGCGCCTTCTGCTGAACGAACCGCTCGCGCTCACCCTCGCGCTTGGACAGATATTCCTGATCCTCGCGCGGGAGCTTGGCGAAGCGCTCTTTCGCTTCTGCGTCCCACGATACCGGGGCCTCGATGGGCGGAAGCTCGTCATCTTCCGCTTCGATGTCGGTTTCGTCTTCGGCTTCTTCGGCAACCTCGGACTCATCGCCCTCAATGCCTTCTTCCGGTTCTTCATCCTTGTGGTTGTCTGGATCCTCGAAGGCTGCGTTCAGGCGGTCTTCGGGCGTAAGCTCGGCGGCAACCACATGCTGGTCGTCACCTCCGACTGCCTCTGTGGGCTGGGTCATCAGCTGTCCTTGCTTTTGGTATTGCGCCCGATGGGCGATCCGCGCTCATGCGCTGGATTGATGTGGCGGGTTGGCCCCGCTCTTGTTGTTATCTCAATTTCATGCTAGCCCGGCGGTCATGGCTACATGGTTCAGAATGCTCCGACGGCGGCGCTACGCTGAGGCTGTGATCGAGCGGCCCATGACCGCCGAAGAATCCGCGCGCTTCGATGCGGCATTTGAGCAATTCGACATCATATTCAGGAACATGGACGCCGCGTTCAAGGAGATGGATAAGGCGTTCAAGGGACTCCGCTAAGCGGTCGGAATCAGGTTGAAGATGCGCCGCTCGGGCGGCGTCATTCGCTCGATCTTCTCGGCCCTGAGCTTGTCTTTGGTTGCCATCTGACCGTCGAGAATGACGGCTTGAATCCCGTTCTCGATCGCATCCAGGACGCGAACGGCAGTCGCCAGTGCGGTGATCTTGTCGCGGCGTTTGTTCGGATTGAGTTCGGTTGCCGCCAATTCTATGATCCGGGCGGTGTAGGTCTCGCGGCACTCGGTCAGGATCGGGGTAATGAACTCTTCCAGCGCGCGCTCTGCCCGTTGGGCGCGGGCTATGCGCTCCTGCGGGGTCATCTATCCAGCTTCCCGCCCGGGCGCGCCTTGGCCATCTTCGCGTCATTCGCAGCCTTGGCAGCGATTGAATGTGCCTCCAGCCACGCATCGATGTTTTGCCGGCGCGTCTCCAACTGCGCTTCGAGCTGCGCCTTGAACTGAGCGATCGCGGCATCCGATTCGTGCTTCTGCGCCATGATCTGGAGCTTCTGCTGGCCCTCTTGCTCGGCCTGTTGGAGCTGCTGCTGCTTTAGCTGAAGCTCGCCCTGCAATTTCATTACAGCCGGATCAGGCTGCGGTTGCTGCGGGTTATCGTCGGGATGCGTGTAGAGATCGTTCGGGGCCAGGCCGGCATCCTTCGCCGCTGCGGTCAGGTTGTTGTAAACATTCTCCCAAGTGCAGATCGGCGCACCGCCCTGCATCAGCAATGTGTGCGATTGCGCGACCATGTTGCGATAGGCCAGCCGCTCGTCCTTCGAGCCCGACCCAAGACCAACCTTGACGTTGATCTCCATGTCTTCCGGCCATTGCGACGGATCGACCTGTTTATATTCACCGTCCACGCGGATCGTGAAGGGCTGACCGTAGCGGCGCATGAGCCCGACCTTCTTCATGAACAGCCTTGCGACACCTTCCGCGAAGTTGCGGATGATGTAACGCTCCATCTGTTGGCCGCGCGCCATGAGGGCAGCCTGGCCCTTGGCGGTATCGTTCAGCGTGTCTTCGTCAACGCCCTTGTTGAGGCGGGTGATGCCGGTTCTTGACTCCCGCTGGCGCGTCTTGAACTCGATCGCATTGAAGGCGATCTGGCTGATGTCCTGAACTTGCTCGGGAACGGGTGGAACAGGGCCCTTCCAGCGAACAATTCGCCGCGGCCTGACCGTCAATAAGTCGTCGATCGTGTTGTCGCCGATCGCATCTTCATGGATCAGCGTCCCCGGCGCGACCGACATATAAAGCGAGTCGAGGCCATTCCGCTCCAGCGCGGTGTTCACCCGCTGGATGTCCACCGTCTTGTCGGCCAGCGACTGACCAACAAGCCGACCCTGCATCGGGAACGGACACCAGAACTCGAACGGCTGGTAATCGACTTCCTCGATTGACAGAATATGGCTGCCGACCCGATGAACGCACAGCCGCTCGGCAATGCCGTCGCCGTTCAAGTCGAACAGCACATATTCTTCGAGCAGCCAAACCTTGCGAAGCGCTCCCGAACGATCATCTGCCGCCATCGTTCGCCCGTCATCGCGGGCGAAGCCTACGGTTGCGGGATTACCCTCATCCTGGAGATCGCGGACTTCATCATAATCGAAGCCCATCTCGACCAGCTCGGAGACGAACTTCTCGGAAATGTGGGCATTGTAAACCGACGAGTCCAAATCCCGCGCATCCCGCGACACGCGGAACTCTTCCAACGGCACGAAATAGTCGGGGAACGTGGCTGGCGATTCTTCGATGGTCGCAATGCGATGCGTCTCTTCGTCGATCGGCTCGGCGGCAATGACGCCAGCGGCCCGCAACTCTTCCTCATTGTCAGGCAGCAGAATGGTCGGAACGTCCCGCTCGACCCGCTTACGCTTCCGTTCAACGCAGGATTTGACGATCGCGATCTTTTCGAGAAGCCCAGCCTTGGCCCAATCGTGGATCAGGCGATACCCGGACTTGCGCCGATAGAAGTAGTGCATCGCCTCGGTGGCGTCGTCACAAACATCCTCTTCGGCTTCGTCAGTCGGCTCGAACTCGACCACCCGGCCCGATGACACGAAGGCGTCAAGGACCGAGGTGAGCATGTAATCGGTAGTTTCGGCAACGTCCCGAGCAACGACTTGGCTGCGGCCGTCTTCCTCATCACCATAGGGCTGGCCGTTGTAGGCGTTCAGCGCTGTCTCGACTTCCTGAAGCAGCGTTCCGTCGAAGGAATTGCTTTCCTCAGCCTGAAGGAATGACAGAAGGTCGCGATTGTCGATCAAACCACGCCTCCTGACTTGTAGGTGATCTTCTGCGTCGGCAGCTTGTTGCGATGCCCAACCGCGAAATACCGCAGCGCATCGGCGTAGTGGCTCGTCCAGTCATGCAGAGGGTTCACTTTGAACTCCTGCCGCTTCTCGTCATATTCCCGGCGATACATCCGCAGCGCCTCGATACCGTCCTTGCACTTGGCCTTGTCGAAGAAGCATGTGGGCAGGAGCATCCTCACCGCCTGAATACCGTCGGCAATCGGGATGTTCGGACAAACCGTGACCTTGATCCCCAGCCCCTCAAGAACCTCTTTGCGGCTCTTGCCCGTGCCTAGCTCGCGAACCTCAACGTCATGCGGAAGGTAATGATTGCCCCACAGGTAATCGCGCTCCTGCAGCCGCTTGGCATACCAGTCCAATCCGACACCCTCACCCTTGAGGCAGTCGATCAGTCGCGTCTCGCGCCCGTGAACCTGGGCGAACCAGATGACCGTCGAATCCGCAACGCCGAGATCCCATGCGGTGTGAACCGGGAGCCGCGGATCGTAGGGAACGGACGTAATCCGCTCCTCGGCATCGTTCATCTCCTTGCCGTAATAAGCTCCCTTGACCGCAGCCTCGAACGAGCATTCGTATTCCTGCGCGAACTCGTCTTCGGTCATCATTCGGCGGGCATCGGCAAGCTCGCTTGGATCAAGCAGCCCGGTCTCGGATGCCTTGAGCATCAACCGCGTCCACTGCGAATCGTCCTCGGCCGCAGTCCACAAGTCGTAGAATGTGTTCTTGCCCTTGGGTGTGCCGATGAAGCAGGCCCAGCCCTTTCGATCCGACAGCGCGGGTCGAATGACCTGTGACCAGATCGCCGGGTTCATGTCCCCGAACTCGTCCAGCACAACGCCGTCGAGATAGATGCCGCGCAGCCGATCCGGATTGTCGGCGCCGTAAATCCTGATCCGCGCGCCGCCCGGTAGCTGGACGTAAAGCTCGCTCTCGTTCGGCTTGGCGCCGGGAATGAACGCGGTGTATTCCTTGAGGTAGTTCCAGGCGATGTCCTTTGCCTGGTTCAACTGCGGGGCGATGTAGGCGAAGCGAGGATTAGACAGCCGGCACTTGGTTGCGCCGATCACCAGCTCGTTGATGTCGGCGACGGTCTTTCCTGCTCGTCTATGGCAGACGCCAATGAACCAGCGCGTGTCCCGCTTGTGAAGCGGCAGGAATTGATCTCTCGGCTCGTATGGGGAAACGAGCTCAACCGTCCTCATTCAGCCCCGTAGCGTTGAGGCCCTTGAACACAATAAGACCGACCGCGTTTCCGCTCGCCTCTAGATCAAGCTTGTCGCCGTAAACTTTCGGCCTCAGCTTGCCAGCCATCCACTTGCGCGTATCAATGCGAAGCCGTGCCCGCTGAACAGCGACACTGTTGCCGCGAACTACGGTCGCGTCTTTTTCCTTCTCGGCTACCAGATCCCCGTTGTCATCATCTGCGATGTCTAGGCTTTCATCGAACAGAGCGTCGGCCTGCAATTCTCTCGCGTGCGCGTATTGTTTGCGGAACTCATCGTTTTGAGCCAACCAGCGACAAACAGTCGAAGCCGCCGGCATGGTCTCATCATTGCAAATCGAACGAAGGCTTCTGCCCTCGGCCAACTCTTCGCAGATATAGTCCGCCTTCTCTTGGCTGAACTCAGAAGGCCGTGCCATTTGCGTCCCTCGCTTTCAGCTCCCTTTCGGGTGGGCTGTTTCGGGCTTGAAGAAATCGGATATTTGCTCGTCGGTCATCGGAAGCCAGCGCTTCCAGAATTGCCATCGTTTAGGATTGCGCTCGAAGCCCCATGATCTCGCGATCGAGGCGGCGGCTTTGGCCAGCTCAGCCTCAGTCACGCGTCATCCACCAGCACACCGCGGACTCTCCGGCAGTCACGAAGACAGCAACCAGAAATGCGGTCAGGATGAACTCGGCTGCTCGTTTACCAGCGGACATGATCGCCCGTTTCATCATTGGCGTGCATCGGATGCGGCAGAGGTGGTAAGTGCTTGGCCCACAGTCGGCCGATCGTCTCGGTTACGTTCCACTTGCGGCTTAGCTCGGTGTCCCACCATGCCCGGTATTTGACGGGCGGTGAGAACCAGATCATCGCTAGTCTCGCGCTCCTTCAGCCAAGCGAGCGATGATCCTGGGATACCGTGCAAAGCAGCGCTCAATGTTCTCGATGAGCTTAGCCTTGCCCACGGATTTGGAATGCACAACGTCGTCCTGTCGTGGCGCCCTGCTCATCGCCCGTACGGCCTCTTCGGAAATGCCTTGGGGTCGATCTTCAGCAAACCGGCCAACCAGTTCCGCATCTCTTCGCTTACCGGGACGCCGTGAAAGTCGCTGATGCAGTCGCCCCATAGAATTGCGGCTAGCTCTCTCTGCTCACCTGGATTGCGCGCTTCGACCTTGACCGCGAGGCAGCATATCGCCCGTCCAAAATTGTCGATCGCACGCGCAATCTCTCGACCAGCCTCGGCTACTTCATCGAGGCGATCGGTTTCGGACACCGGCTGATACTCCCGGAGAATGCGGACTTTGCGCGCTCTGGTCATGGAATGAATCCGCCGGCGCACCATCGCCTCAACGTGCGACACTGCGCTTCCATAGGGTGTTTTGGGTGGTGGCCGGCGGGCAGCGGCGCCGTGTCTTGGTGTCAGCCGCTGAGAGAATCTGGTGCTAGCTCTCGGACTCGAACCGAGATTTCAACCTTACGAGGGGAGCGTCCTACCCTTAAACGAAGCCAGCGCGATTAGCGCGTGGCTGTCTGTTCGGTGGGCGCAACTCGAAGCATTGCATTATGGTAGCGGGAACGGCCTCGAAAGTCAAGAACTTTTTTAGATCGCATCGTGAACGGATGCGGAACGCTCGAAGCCGTCAGGCGTTCCCTATTCTGAAGGCTCTTTCTTATCGTTGACAAAGAAGCGCTCATCAAATGCTTTGAGGCACGCATCGGCAAACCGTGTGCAATCGTCCTGCTTGCCGTTCATGGTGTTGGCCACGGCGGTCCAAGCTTTCAGCCATACGTCACGGCGCTCGGCTTCCCGCCGCATATGCACCTCGTGCACTGCAATTGCCTTCATCGCGGCGTAGTTCATCCCAAACATTAGGCTGCCCTTCGCTCGTATCTCGCTGGCAAATACCCATCGACCAGTATCGCCAGCCCGCGAATAGCCGCCCTCAGCAGCTCGTGATCGTTCGCATCCGGAAACCTCACCGGCTGCATAAAAGCCGGAACCAGTTTCTTCTTTTCCAGCAATGCATAGGCGATGTGAGAATTGACCCACGGTGCATCATCACGACCATCTGGACGACTCCCAACCACGGGATCTACCAAGAGGCTCAGCAGGGCGCTGCGCTCCAACCCACGCAGTTCCTCGTCAACGCGGTCGAACCTCTCATCTCGTGCGGTGTAGGGCGATTCCCCGCGTGACTTGTCCATCCGCTCATAGGAGCCAGTTTTAAACCCGTGTCCCCTCAGGAGCTTGCAATAATGGTCGCGCCATTCGCGTCCCTTGTCGCGCAAGTCCTGAGCCTCGAATCCATGTCCATCCAGCAATCCAAGCGCATGAAG